TGAATTTATTAATAGAGATACAGAAGAAGCTCTATTAAAAGCTCAAAATGCCACATCCGAAAAAGACAATTCTACGTTGGAAGATTATGTCGATTCCGTATGTTTAGGAATGGGAATAAAAGAAGAAGATGTAAAAAAATTATCAATTCGTAAATTCTGGAGATATGTTAAACGTATCAGCAAACGTGATGTATTCAACGTTATGAAAACCGCAGAAACAAGTGGGATGGTTAAACTTAAAGAACCTGTTGAATATTGGATGTCTGATATTGAAATTAATGACAAATATAAAGAGGTCAAGACTGATACCCAATCACTTCAAAAGATGATTTCGGGTTAGGTGTTGGCTTTTTATTCTATATGGAGGATTTAACATGAATACAAAAGGAAAGGAATTTGTCGTATCTGTAGCGGATTTCGCATTTTATATTAATGACGTTCTCGCTTGTACAGGTACAACTAACTTGAGTTCATCTATCTCTGTATCTATGCAGGAACAGGCTGTAAATGCTGGTAAGGGTAATCAAAAAGTATTCTCTTACAAATATGGTCGTGAACTCACAGCAGAACTTGAAGCTGCTGACTGGAAACTTGAATACTTAGCTCTTCAGAGTGGTTCTCAGATTTCCAAAGGTATCAGAGATTTCTATAGCCTTAATGAGTGTGTAACACTTGTAGCAGGTATTGGAACTCTTGAAAATGCCCCGATTGATAAAGCAAAAGTTGGTGTCGAATTACCGAACGGAACTTTTGTAGAAGTTGAGCCAGATGGATCTACTATTGATCTTACTGCCTATGGACTTACAACTGAAAAGGTACGTGCTACATATCAGTACAATACAATGTCAAGACGTATTACTATTGATGCAGAATCTACACCTTATGTTGGAAAGCTTGTTCTCCAGGCAGACAAACACAACAGTAAGAAAGGTAAAGTAGGTACTGTTGAAATTGTTATTCCGGCATATTCACTTGATGGTAACTTTGATATTTCCTTCACACCGGATGGTGTAGTTTCTACAAAACTTTCTGGTAGTGCACTTGCAGTTGAAGGTGATAAATGTTCTGACGGTGGATCTGTATATGCATATATCACAGAAAAGGATAACGATGACGCTGAAATTGCGGTATCTGATATCGTAATTGTTGCACCAGCCACTTCTTTAAAAGCTGGCAGTACAATGGATCTTACCGTTGAAGGTATCATCAGTTCTCTTTATGCACCTATTGAACTTGATGTTTCAAAGGTAACATTTAGTGTAACTCCGGGAGAAGCCACTGGAACAACTGTTGAAGCAAAAACTGGTAAAGTGACAGCAGGAACAACGGCTGGTACTGCTACTGTAAAAGCTACTTATAACGGTTTGGAAGATTCCGTTCAAATCACTATAGTAAAATAATTCCATAAAACGGGTGGGGGAAACTCCACCCTATTTTAAATACTGGGGTGATTAATATGGAAGAAAAAAATATAAATGAAAAAGTAAAAGAAAAAGTTGAAACAAAATCAGTAAATAAACCAAAGCAATCACAATATAAAGAATATGATGTTTTGGTATACAATGCAAGAACACAGACAGCTATTGTTTCTGTTGATGGTTTTGGGTATGAATTTAAGAATGTGACAAAAGATCCTGGTAAATCTGTTCGTGTGAAGGTTTCTGGAAGATCTAAAACTTCAAACTATAAATTGGAATTGGCATAACTTATGTGTAAATTTGCTTATATCCAATTTAATAAACGGACTGGAAAAGATATGATCTTTTGTATGTGTGAGAAAAATCAATTAAATTCACAAAACCTTTGTTTATGTCAAAGGTTTTGTCCCGATAAATCTCGCTATATTCCACATAACCAAGATATGATGCATTGTAAATTCTATGAAGATTAGCAAGTGTAGCATTTTTAAATTAGTGTTACACTTGCGTATGATACTCATTGAAAAGATTAAAAGCAACTTACGTTTTTACTTTTTCAATGGGTATCATTTTTTAACGCAAATTTTGATACACGAAATAACAAAAAGTAATGATGTGTTTATGCACATAGATATAAAAAGGAGAAATTCGACTATGAATATGAAAGAAATTGCCACTCTGTTTGGTGTAGAAGAAAAAGACAAATCCATGAAAAATAAAACAAAAGCAGTAGAAATTATGGAAAAAATTCTTGCGTGTCCAAAATGTAAGAAAACTATGAAATGGATTGAAGGTACAAATGCGTGTGTATGTCATACTTGCACATTTACCGTAGGAAAAGAAAAAAATAAAAGAATTTGTAGTGTATCAAAAACACTCCAGGATAGAAGCCGTAAATTTTTAGAAAATAATTATCAGTATATGACTGTAGGTCTGGAAAGCAAAGAGGTGTAATTATGAAGTATACGAACGAATATTTTTACAATTATAAAGGCGAAGAGATACCTTTTAATTATGTAAAAAACCCTACATTGACTCAGCAGATGAAAATTGTTGGAGATATTGTAAATGGTGTAATCAATGATGTAAATGGTTACTGCCCTATTCTATTTAATTATTTTTTTGCGGTTTCTGTTATTGACGAATTGACTGATATAAAATTACCGGAATCTTTTGTTTTAAGTTCTGAACTTATAACTGATTCTAATATTGTTGGAGTTTTAAAAGCCAATATATTTTGTGCAGATTCTATTATTAATGCAGCAATCCAAGAAATAGAATTTGTAAAACAGCGAACAGTAAATAAATCCTCCATTGATGGATTACTTGATGCACTCACTCTAATAGTTAATAAATACGGTGATATGTTCGAGGGATTGGATGTTAATGCAGTTGCAGAAAATATTGGCAAAATTGCAGAAATGGCATCTATGCCAAAAGATGAAGTCATTAGTAATATTCTGGAATTTGAAAAGAAAAAATCTGATATCGAATCAAAATAGAAGAAGAGGGTATTTTGCTGCCCTCTTCTATTTTTTAGGCGAAAGGGGTAAGTAAATTATGCCAAGAAAAACCGTATACAATCAAATCACAACCCAAGAATCAATCAAAAGAATAAATCCGAAAAACAAAGAATTGTGTTCCGACTTTTTGGAATATCTGTCATCTGTTGGACGTGCGCAATCCACGATAAATGGATATCGTAATGACTTGGAAATTTTCTTTTGTTGGAATCTTGAGTATAACAATAATAAATTTTTTATAGATATTAAGAAAAGAGAATTAACGAGATTTCAAGGACATGCACTTAATGAATGGGGATGGAGTCCAAAAAGAATACGTCGTGTAAAATCTACAATAAGCAGTATGTCTAATTATATAGAAGATATTCTTCAGGATGAGGATGATGAGTTCGAGAATTTCCGATCAATTATAGGAAAGATAGAGTCACCGTCTAATGAAGCTGTTAGAGACAAGACCATTTTGCCAGATGAAGATGTTGATAAATTCCTGGAAAAATTAGTATCTGAGGGACGTTATCAACAGGCTTGTGCTTTTGCGTTGGCTGCTATGAGTGGTGCAAGAAAATCAGAATTGCTTCGTTTTAAAGTGGAATATTTTAATCCAAGCAATGTATGTATTGAGGGTGCGCTGTATAAAACACCAAAAATTAAAACAAAAGGTCATGGAAAAAATGGTAAGCAGATCAATAAATATGTTTTATATGATTTCAAGAAATATCTTGACCTTTGGTTAGAAGAACGGAAAAAACTTGGAATTGAAAGTGAATGGATATTTGTACATAAATGTTCTGATGGTTCTTATGAACAGATGAAAGTTAGTACCTTAGATAGTTGGGCTAACATATTTTCAAAAGAACTTGGTGTTGATTTTTATTGGCACTGCATGAGACATTACCTTACTACAAAAATGAAAAAGTATAATATCCCAGATCATGTAATAAAAGAGTATTTCCAATGGAACTCTGTGGAAATGATAGGAATATATTCAGACCTTGACGCTTCTGATGACTTCGCAAAATACTTCAATAAAAATGGTATGGTTGAAGGAAAATCAGGATCAATTTCTGATATTTAATTTTTATATAAGTTAATCGAAATAAAGGAGTGTATAAATGAAAGTTGCGAGTAGTATGGCGGAACTTGAGAAAATGATAATGGATGAAATATATAGTGCTATGAGTACTGCCAAATCCAAAGCAGAACAAGATACAAAGACTGAGGTTCAGTCATTCTACTCTCAAGGCTCTCCGACAATATATGTTAGAACTGGAAATCTTGGAAACAGTGTAAGAGCGAACGGTGCGAGTCGTGGTGGTCGATCGGTCGAATTTACTATTTGGTTAGATCAATCTATATCTTATAACGTCCCAAACCCAGACTTTACTTCAAGAGGATTTCCAAGTTATTTTACAACGCCTGAAATATTCCAAGCCGCAGAAAGTGGTTCTGCTGGTGTAAAAGGTAAGCCGGGATTTTGGGCGAGATCATTTGAAAAAATAAAATCTGATACCGATGATGCATTAAGCATGTACTTTGCGAGAACTTAGGAGGTGGTATTGTGTCAGATTTTTTAGCTAAAATTACAGCACAGCTTGATATGGCTCAAGCTGAAGGAAAAATGAACGCTTTCCTAAAGGATCGCAAGGTAAAAGTAGATGTTGACTTAAATACCGGAAACGTAAATATAAATAATTTAATTAGCCAGATAAAATCACAATTTCAAAGTGTCGGACAATCTGCTGGTACTAATCTGGCAAACTCAATCAATAGTAGTTTAGGAAAAATCAATGTACAAAATACAGCAACACAAATTGCTAATTTGAAACGTACATTAGGTTCAATGAATTTTAACACTACTTCTATTGATACAATTACTAAAAACTTACAGAACTTAGATCTTGAAGTAACAAAAGTTACTACAAAGATGAATGGTAAAAATCTTAATGTACGTGTTGATGGTATAGACCAAATGGGACGTGCTGTAAGTGTTCTTCAAGAATTTGATTCTGCTACTGGAAAGGTTCGACAGGCAAGCCAAACTGTTGCGCAATCTGTTAAACAAATGTTTACAGATGCAGATGCTTCTAAGTTGTCTGCTAGTATTTCTACTCTTGATGCAAATTTTGTTAAGTTAAAAGGCTCTGTGAGTCAGGAGTCTACTGCTCTTGCGAAGTTAAAACAAGATTTGGCAGGAATCAAGAATATAAAAGGTCTTGAAAATCAGCAAAGAGAGTTTGAACGCATTACTGCTGAAGTCAATAGGCTAAGTACCGCATATAAATCTGCAAAAGCAGAAGCCGCCTCTGTCGCTGCTACTCAACAACTTTTAACTGGGAAAAATGTTTTAGGCAATCAGATTGAGACATGGATGAACCGTAATACCAAAGCAGCAAAAATTTACGGAGCACAACTTGAAGCACTTAAAACTCAATTGCAGTCTGTACAGAATGGAAATCAATTAAATGCTGTTTCAAATCAATTTAAAGAAATTCAGTCTGCCGCTGCAGCTTCTGGAAATTTAGGAAAGTCAGCAATTAGTCAACTTATCGGAAATGTTACTAAATTAAGTCCACTTTTCGGTATGAGTTACATGATGAGCACAGGCATTAGAACTGTAAAAAATGCTGTAAATTCTGTGTATAATCTTGATACTGCGCTTGTTGATTTACAGAAAACCACTACAATGAATAATACGGATTTGGAATCATTCTATTCTAATGCAAATGGAATTGCAAAAGAAATGGGTGTTTCCACCGAAGAAATTATTAATCAGGCTTCTGCATGGTCACGTCTTGGTTATTCTAGCAAGGATGCCGCAGAATCAATGGCGAAACTTTCCTCACAGTTTGCTGCTATTTCTCCAGGAATGGATGTAGATACTGCTACTGATGGCTTAGTATCTATTATGAAAGCATATGACGTAGATGTTGATGACGTACTTGATGGCGTAATGTCAAAAATCAATATTATTGGTAATACTGCCGCCACATCTAATGCTGACATTGTAAATATGCTTACAAGATCATCTTCTGCTATGGCAGAGGCTAACAACTCTCTGGAAGAAACAATTGCATTGGAAACTGCCGCTGTTGAGATTACCCAAGATCCTGATTCTGTAGGAACTGCTTTCAAGACAATTTCCATGAGAATACGTGGCTATGACGAAGAGACAGAATCTTACACAAATGATGTAGAAGTATTAAATGGTAAAATTGCAGATCTTACAAAAACGGCTTCCAATCCAGGTGGTATTAGCTTATTTACAGACGAAACGAAAACAGAATACAAATCAACATACCAATTGCTTGAAGAGATCAGCGAAATATATGATGAACTGACAGACAAGCAGCAAGCACAGCTTCTTGAGGCGTTAGCTGGAAAGAGACAGGGACAGATTGTAGCCGCAACTATTAAGAACTTTGATGCAGCTCGTAAAGCAATGGATAACATGACACATTCTGCTGGAGATGCTGACAAAGAAATGAATACCATCAAACAGTCTCTTGAATATAAGCTTAATGCTTTAAAAGAAACTGGTGTTGGTATTGCACAAAATCTTTTCCAAAGAGATGATATGAAAACTTTTGTTGACGGTCTTACAAGTGTACTTGAAGTTGTTGATAAACTTACTGAAAAGCTTGGTTTGTTTAAGACTGTTGCCATTAGTGGTGGTTTAATCGCAGGTATAAAGAGCATTGCTTGACCCGAAATCATGGGTGACACGCTATTTACATAATGGCAGAGGCGTTTGCGGATAAGGAATTATCAAAAATGGGGATAATGACAAATCCGTAAATTCATGCTCTATAAAATAAAGGGGTAATAGCTGGAAATCTGGTAAAACCAATTAAGCTACAACGTGACCGGAGACGGTGAGCGTGAATGCGGCGAAAGCTATAAAAATTAGTTGGATAGCATATGGGAACAAATACGCCTAAGTGCTACGCTCAACAGAGCAGATAGTCAATCAGCAAGACGTGGTTGTAATACATCTACATCTTCAGAGACTACCCACCCTTTGAGTTATCATTACCTTAATATGATAGCTTATATTGTATAGTCCACGTGTAAATACAGTGGGGACTTATCTCCCACTTTAAATATGGTACGTTATGCTAAACGTGATAAGATGGCATAAACTAAAAATATAAATAACTTACTCTCACACATTAAGATATATGATTTTTGAAAAATTATGGTGTCCAATGATGACCACAATTCGCACAACGATTTACGGTCTTATTTGCACCAATAAACCCTGTCCAGAACGAAAAGCCACGATGACTCGTTGTTATTTGATTAGACCCACAACGAGGGCATACTACTGTTGATTTTTTATTATTCATATATTTATCAACACTGGAACTTGCAGAAGATTCTTCTTTTTCATTAGACTCTTCTATCTTTAAATTACATTTGAATGGTTCAAGTGTTGCAATAATCCAGTCGGCTTTTTCCTTGGTTATTGATTTAATTAATGTGTATGGTGGGTGATCTATTATGTATTTTGTATCACTTAAATTGTCAATATTTAATATTTGCTTGAGACATGCTATAAGTTTTACTTGGTTATTACGCTTTGTATTAAAATCAGGAAATCCTAGAAATATAATATTATATAAAGGATTTTTAATACTATTTAATGGGAAACCACAATAAATACATTGATTTGACTTGTTTGAAATTTCATGTCCGCATTCAGGACATTTTATTAACGCCATAATAAATCTCCTTTTTTATTTTTATTATACCATAAAAATCCAACAGCGCATATGTCTGTCTTAAAAGATGTTGGATTAGTTGAGGGGATTAAAAATTTTTCGACAGTATTAGAGTTAGCGTTTCCTAGAATATCTTCTGCGATTACTGCTTTTTCTACAGCATTTTCAGGATCTAGTGGTGGTCTTTTCTCATCACTTGCCGCTGGTGCTACTGCTGCTGCATCCGCAATTAGCCCACTTACTTTGGCTATTGGTGGTGTTACTGCTGCACTTGGAATAGGATATGCTGCTTACAGTATTTATAGATCATCCATAGACGAAGCGGTAAATTCTGCGAAAAAGGCTGGTTCTGAATGGGAAAGTAATACTACCACTCTTCAAGAACAAGTTGATAGAATTACAGAACTTAGAGAAGCATTAAGTTCTGGTACTTTAACAGAACAGGAAGCTGCTGATGCGAAAAATGAATTACTTTCAATTCAAGAGTCACTTTCAGAGTCTTATGGAAAACAGGTTGCGGGAATTGACCTTATAAATGGTTCTCTTACTGAACAAATTGCATTACTGGGTAAAGTGTCCGAGAAGCAAGCAGAACAATTTCAAAATGAGAACAAAAAAGGTATCAAAGAAGCCGAAAAGCAGATTGAGAAAAAACGCCACACTTATCTTGGTCAATTTTATGATAATGGCTCTGATGAATCGGAAGCCATCAAAAAGTCTATCAAAAATTTACAGGATAAATATGGAAAAGATGTATTTACAACTGGATTAGGATCAGATGGCATCACGATGGATGTTCATTTTAAGGCAGATGCTTCCACTGCGAAAGAAGCCTTAAATGACTTTATGACAGACATTTCCGATATCGAAAAGCAGTATGGAGAATCTGATATACTTGATCTTATGAGTGATAACGCATCTGCTGGATTGTCAAAGGCAAATGATGTTTTAACCGAATATGGTGATTTATATAAACAGGCTCAACAAGCAAAATTGGTAGCTGATGAAGATTTATTTAAAGCACCATCAGGAAAAGAACAAACTGCAGTTAAGTGGCTGAATGATTATACAAAAGCAGTAGAAAATTATAATGACGCATTGTCTAATGGAAATCCAGATGCAATCGCACAAGCATCCACACAATTCGAGGCTGTCGACAGTGCAGTACAATCATTGTTAAAAAACTCTGACATGTCTCAGTTTGCAGATCAGTTTGCAGAGGTAAAAGATCAATTAAACGAATCTGCTGTTTCCGCAAACAAATTTAATGAGGCTATATCTGGAAATGATACTTCCAAATTTGGAAAAGAAGTCAAGAAAAATGCGGATGCTCTAAAAGACCTTGGACTGACAGATACAGATTTCAGATATACATTTGAGACTGATGGTGTTGAAAAAGGTAAAGACCAAGTTAATGCATTGGTTGATGCCGCAGTAGAATGCGGATTGATTTCTGATACTTCAAGCGGAGAAGTACAAAAGCTTGCTGATACACTGTCTGGTTTGGGTATAGTAGCATCTACTACTGGCGAAGAAGTTAGTAATTCAGCGACAGAAACAGCTTCAGCGGTAGATACAATGACCACCGCACTCGATGCGGCTAAAGAAAAACAGACAAATCTTCTTAGTGCGCTTAGTGACTCACGTTCCGCAACAGGTCTTACAACAGAAGATATTAATAATGTTACTACTGCTTTTAAAGACCTTGATAATTTTGATCCAGCATCAATTTTCGAAGAAACAGCAACAGGTGTTCATCTGAATACCGAAGCTTTAAAAGAGTATAATGAAGAATTAGAACTTCAAACCAAGAATAATTTTGCAGAAGCTATTGCCGATAAACAAAAAGAAATTAATGAGGCACAAGCCAATAACAAATCTCAAGATGTAATCAACGGACTTCAATCAGAACTTCAATCGTTAAAATTACTTGCTAACGAATATGATGGTATGACATCTTCATATAATAAATTTGTTAACGCCACATCTTCTGCAAACGAACGTGATTCATTTGAGAATGTTGCAAAAAGTTATGATAGCATCGGTAAATTGATTCAGGAAGGTTGGGTAACTGACGATTCTGTAACCAGCTATCTTGATTTACTTCTTGGAACTGACAGAATCCAAGATTCTATAGATGCTTATGCACAGCTTGATAAAACCATCGAAGGAACAAGCCATAGTCTTAAAGATTATATGACTTTTGATGAAGATGGAAACTTTACATCTAAAGGTGCATGGGACTTTATGGATGATGTTGCATCAAAACTGGGTGATGATTTTGTAAAAATTGGTGAAGATGGAACATATGCTTTCGACTTGACTGGCGACAAAATACAGCAAGTGGCAGATGCATTTGGAACAACTACAGATTTCGTAGAACTTTTAGGAAAGGCACTTGCCGATTCAGATGTTCAAGTTAAGTTTGATTCTTCAGATGTACAAAATTATAACGAACAGTTAAAACAGCTTCAAGAAACTTCTACGGCTACCCAGGACAAATTAAAAGAACTGCAAAGTTCAACAAGTGGAGAATCTGGTGGTGGCTTATTATCTGGAATAGATCTTGATTATGACAAAGCTTCTATGTCAATTGACCAATTGGATTCTAAAATTTCTGAATTAACTGGAAAACGTGAGGAAATCAGTGTTAGTGCCAATACAGAAGAGGGACAACAGGCTATTTCCGCACTTGACAGTGAAATTGAATCATTACAATCTCAGAAAATCATGCTTTCTATTGGTGCGCAGTTAGAAGGTGGTGCTACTGTAGATCAACTTCTCGGAATGTCAGATGCGGATTTACAGAAAACACTTAAAATTGATTCAAGCCAAGTAGAAGAAGCCAGATCTCAATTAGAGGCTTTAAAAGAGGCGGACGGAGATATTCCGATCACTGTGAAATTGGATGATAGTCAATTCAAAGAGCTTTCAAGTAAAGATCAAAATATTGATGTAACTGTAGATGATTCGGCATTAGATAATCTTAAATCAAAGCTAGATTCATTAGATGAAACCAAAGATGTAACTGTAAATGTTACTGCAACAGGTGATGTTGATAAGATTCAACAACTTGGTTCTTCCATTAAAAAGGTAGAAAGCAAAGATGCTCAAGTTAATGCTTCTGTTGGTGGTTCTCCAGATCAAGTGCAAGCTTTGGCTGATTCCATCAAAAAAGTTAATAGTAAAAGCGTCGATGTGACTGCTACTGTAAATGGCACACCGGATGTAAATGATTTATTCTCTGCTATTGCTAAGCTATATGGAAAAACCGTTACTGTATCTGCAGTTGTTCTTGGTACGGATTCGGTAAACGCATTGGCTACTGCTATTGATAGTGTACATAGCAAAACCGTTACTGTCACTTCAATTACAAACAATATTGTAAATAACTCTACCAATACTATTAAGCCTGCTGCTGATGGAACTATGTTATCAATGAGCCATGCTAGAGCACTTGCGCAAGGAAGCCTTAGTGATTTCCCGGCTTATGGTGATGGTCGTGTTACCATTCCAGCAGATCAAAAAGCATTGGTAAATGAGCAAATTATTAATGGTCATTCTGAATCCATTGTTCGTAATGGAATTTGGTCTATGATTCCTGGTGGCGCACATATTGCAAATCTTAAAAAGGGAGATATGATATTCTCCGCCGCACAAACAGAAGCATTGCTAAAATATGGTGCTATACCTGGTCATGCTAGAGCCTATGCACAAGGAAGCCTTAGTGACCTATCTCCACTTGCAAATGCTTTCAGCACTGGATTTTCTGGAACTGGACGAAACCCTTGGAATAAACTTAATTCATCTAGTTCAGGCAGTTCATCTTCTGGCAGCTCATCTTCTAGCGGTTCTTCAAGTGGTGGCAGCACCGCCGCATACAGGGCTAACACTAACTCTGTAAATGCAAATACATCCGCTACAGATTCTAACACAAAATCAGCAAAAGAATCTAAGAGTACAATTGATTTCGTAAAAATCAAGTTAGACAGACTTGCAAATACTTTTGAATATGCAGCAAACCAAATTACTGACTATGTATCTTCTGCCTTTAAAACTGCTGTGTTAAAGAAACAGATGAAGATTATTGATAAGCAGCTTACTGCAAATCAAGAAGCATATGATACTTATATGAAGAAAGCTAATTCTGTTGGACTTAGCGAAGAATATAAAAAGTTAGTAAAAAATGGTGCGCTTAAAATCGAGGATATTGATACTTCTACAGATTCCGGAAAGAAACTGTCAGAAAATATCAAAGACTTCCAGAGTTATTATGAGTCTGCCATCGAATGCAAAAATACAATTCAAGAATTAAATAATAATCTGCTTGAATTATATGATACTCTGGCGAATATGCCGATTGAAAAAGCTGAGAAAGCAATCGACAAATTAAAATCTAAATATGAATCATTAGATAATGTTTATGGTGCTATTACTGGTGGTGGATCTACTCTTGGTCATTTACAGGATCAGATTAAAAAAGATAATCCGACACTTGCAAATGCTCAGAAAAATTTGGACAAGGCTACGACTGCCAGAAACAAAACAAAGTCAACACGTTCAAAAGCAAGCAAGAATTTAAAATCTGCAACAACTGATGTTGAGAAAACTGGTACAAATCTTATCAATGCGAATAAGAAACAGACCTCTTCCATCGCTAAAAAATTGAAAAAAGCTGCGAAATCTACAACAGATAAGGCGACATATAATACAATAGCACGTGCGATTCGTGAAGGGAAGCCAATTAGCACAAAAGGCTTAAAAGGCGAAGCACTGAAATATGCTAAATCATATAATAAATCTCTGAAACAGGGAAATACTATTGCATCTAAAGTGAAAGCTGGGAAAACAGTCAGTACGTCTGGTATGACAAGTACCTTGAAAGCTAAAGCCAAGAAATATAATACGGATGCAAAAGAAAAGAACGAAGCGCAGAAAGAATATGATAAAGCCAAAAAAGCAGACGAAAAGGCATTGAAAAAGCTGAATACTGCGCAAGATACTAAGAATAAAGCATATTCAGGTTCTACAAAAGAGCAACAGATTCTTGCTACTACAAATGGTAAGAAAGCTTATGTTTATCAAAATATGCTTCTTACACAGGAAACAAGAAATCTTAAAGAACAGAACAAACAGCGTCAGTCAGCCTTGAAACAGGTAAATAAAAATTATAATGATGCGCTGAAAAATTCTAATTCTGCCAATGCAAGTAAAAAATCAGCACAGAAGAAACTGCTTTCCGACAAATCAGTTACTTCCAAATTGACTAAAAAGCAAAAAGCGGCACTCGAAGCCGGAAAGAAAGTAAGCACTACTGGTATCTCTGATCCTAAAGTTTTGAAAAAAATTGAGGCTTATAATAAAAAGGTCGCCAATGCAACTGATTTAAGCAAGAAACTCAAAATTCAGGAAGATGCTTTGGCTGATGCTACAAAAGAAGCGGCTAATGCCGAAGCCGAATATGCACAGGCAATCGTAGAGAATGCCAAAAAGAAACTTGATAATATTGCCGCTTACTATGATTCATTTATGTCTCAATGGGAAAACAGAAGTTCCATGATTGAAACATATATGGATAGAATGCAGACACAAGGGTATAACCTGAGTACAAAATTCTATGAAGCACAGATCGAACAGGAACAATCTATTGTCGATAATCTCTCTGAGAAATATAAGGCAATGAAACGTAATTTTGAAGCTGCCGTACAGAATGGGGACATTACAAAAGGCACTCAAGAATATTACGAAATGAAAGATTCTGTTGACCAAGTGGCAAACAGCCTTGCCGAAGCTGAAAATAAAGTTTTTGAACTGCAAGCTTCTATTCGTGACCTCAAATGGGAACAGTTTGACCAATTACAGGATTCTATTAGCAGAATCACCAGTGAGTCAGATTTCATGATTGACCTTATGAGTCACAAAGATATGTTCGATGATGATGGTAAGATGACTGAACAGGGACTTGCCACTCTCGGATTACATGGTGTTAATTATAATACCTACATGGCACAAGCTGATAAGTATAAGGAAGAAATGCTGCGAATCAGCGAGGAACTTGCAAAAGATCCGTATAACCAGAAGCTCATTGACCGTAAAAATGAGCTAGTAGATGCACAGCAAAAATCTATTCTTTCTGCTGAGAATGAAAAAGATGCCATGAAGGATCTGATTAAAGATGGTATCGAAAATGAGTTAGATTCTCTTCAAGACTTGATTGACAAGTATTTGGACGCAATCCAGGCACAGAAAGACCTCTATGATTATCAGAAGAAAATTCGTGAGAAAACAGAGGAAATCGCTTCTCTTCAGAAACAGCTTGCTTCATTACAGGGCGATAACTCAGAAGAAAACAAAGCTAAACTGCAAGAGTTAAAAGACAGTCTTAAAGATGCACAAGAGGACTTAGAAGATACACAGTA